CAGTACATCGTAAAGGTGATGCAACTGGTGGACATGGTACTTGGGTGCCTAATAAATCTGCAAGTGGAAGTCCAAATGTTTTCGCTGATGGGCCGTAGGGGGATATAAATGGCAAATCCAGATTATGCAACATTGTTAGCAAGCATAGCATCTGCAACTGGTGATGCCAGAACAGCACTAGAAGCACAATGTTATGTTTTTAATGAAGCACTTACTGATACAGAAAAGAATTTATTTAACTATGTGTTTGATGATTATTTAACATTTAATCCAGGCACAGAAAGTGGAACATATAAAAGTTTTGTCGGAATTTATTTTAATGACAGCGGAGATAGTACATGACACTAACTAAAAGATCAACAAAAGGTTCAGCACTTACCTATACTGAAATGGATGCTAATTTAACACATTTAGATTTATACAAAACTGTGGAAAATGTTACTGGTGGAGGCGCACTCAGTTTAACCACAGGAGTTTCGTTGATTACAACAACTGGTGCGGAAGATTATACATTAGCAAATGGTACAGTAGAAGGACAAATTAAAATAATTTCAATGAAGGTAAACGGCGGCAATGCTGTTGTTACCCCTGATAATTATATTAACGGAACACGAATTACATTCAACAATGTTAATGATTCTATAACACTTCTTTATCAATCTACTGGTTGGATTCAATTAGCACGACAAAATGCAACTGTAAGTTAAAGGAAAATAAAAATGGTTGATATTACAACACCTAATTTACCTGGCGCAAATGAGTTATTTAATACAATAGTTCAAAAAGTAGAGAGTATAGATACTACTGCAATATCAAATATGACAGCAGATGCTTCTGGAGTGGTTTCACAACTTAAAACAGACCTAACAGATTTAAAAGCAAAGACAGGGGCAGTACTTCCTGAGTTACCTACTACTCCCCCAATTAATCTTCAAGCAGAATTAACCAGTTTAAATTCTCTTGCCCCCACAGGTGCGGCATATGCAGAAAAATTGTCAAGTATAACTTCTAATTTTGGTTCTAGTCTTACTGCAAGTGGATATAATCTAGATACTATAGTATCGGATGCGTCTAGTGCAATCTCTGATGCATCGTCTGCTATCGCAGCAGGTACATCTTCTGTATCTACTTCCTCTGCACTATCCGCAAAAGTACCAAACTTTGAACTATCTCCAGGCGCAACCGAGGCGGTAGAGAAAGCAAAGGCAACATTACTTGCAACCGCACCAGCGTTAAAGGAACTCGCACATTCTTTTTCTGAAAGTGTAACTCAAGATGATACAAAAGGGTTATATGGTGATAAGGTAGCAAGAGATACTCAAGCATCAAACCTACAGACAATAACAAATAACTTAAAAACATTTGGAGAAGCATTTGCAAAGAAAGCAGATGCACTAAATGAGGAAATTAAAAGACGAAATGCAGAACAAAGAGAAGAGAATACTGTATATACCATAGGAGTTTAGGAGATATATTATGGCTAGAAAAAAATCAAGAACACAATACACATCTAAGGGAGAACGAAGAAGTGTGTCTAAGTGGGTTACTAAATCAATGAAAAGAGATATTACCCCTATGACAAGATTAAGAAATCAAGTGGAGGCATGGAAAAAGGGAAAGAACGTAGTTCTTACTGTACCAAATCCAAACAAGAATGAAACTAAGATGCGTTTCATAAAAAAGAACGCAAAAGAGGTATGGGGAAAATATCAACCATATCTTATGAAGACATCTTCTTAATTTTGTATAAATAATACAAAAGGAGTCTGGGGAAATGGCATATGATGCCCAATTACAAAATAAATCTGAACGTGGTGCCCAATTATACTCAGATTTAGATTTATTCTTTGGTAAAAATAATACAGATAAAGATATCAATATAATCTATGATGTTCAAGCTGTAAAGAGATCAATAAGAAATCTAGTATTATTAAATCAATATGAAAAACCTTTTCAACCAGAAATATATTCGGGCGTTAGAGGTATGTTATTTGAATTAATAACACCAGTAAACGCAGTAATTCTTGCGAGACAGATTGAAGACGTTATTAATAATTTTGAACCTAGAGCAAGACTTGTTGGTGTTACCGCATATCCAGATTTCGATAGGAATAGTTATGAAGTAACAGTAGAGTTTTATGTGGTTAATGCTCCTACCGAATTAGTAGACCTAACACTAATATTAGAGAGATTACGATAATGGCCAACTCAGACAATAGAAGACTAGATGTATCCGAATTTGATTTTGATGATGTAAAAACAAACCTCAAAACATTTCTTAAAGCACAAGCAAAATTTAAAGATTATAATTTTGAGGGTTCTGGTATGAGTGCCCTCCTAGATGTTCTTGCATATAATACTCACTACCTTGGATTTAATATGAATATGTTAGCAAATGAGATGTTCATGGATACTGCATCTTTAAGGTCAAGTATAGTATCTCACGCAAAAACATTAGGATATGAAGTAACATCTTGTAGAGCTCCATATGCGGAAGTTAATATTGTTTTAAACGATTCAAGTAAGTCTTCTGCAACAATGTCAGCAGGGACAGTATTTACTACAACTCTAAATGAAGTAGATTATCAATTTGTTACAATAGAGGATATTCAAAAATCAAGTACAGGAGTAGAGATACCTTTTAATAATACAAAGATATATGAAGGAACATATGTTACTACTAGATACACTGTAGATTCTTCAGATGTAGATCAACGATTTATTTTACCAGAAGAAAATTCTGATACGTCTACTCTAACAGTTATTGTACAAAACTCTTCTACAGATACTACATCAACAACATATACTAAAGCAACAGACATATCTCAACTTTCTTCTTCAAGTTCAGTATATTATTTACAGGAAGTTGAAGCAGGGAAAAACGAAGTGTACTTTGGTGATGGTGTAGTGAGTAAAGCAGTTTCAGATGGTAACATTGTTTTACTTAAATATGTGGTGACAAATGTAACAGCTGCAAATGGAGCAAATGCATTTTCCAACTCTGGTGCAATTGACACCGTTACCGATATTACAGTAACCACAGTAAATAAAGCAGTAGGTGGTAGTGTAGCGGAATCTCTAAACTCAATAAAGAAGAACGCAGTTTTAGATTACGCATCTCAAGGACGTTGTGTCACCACTGATGATTATGTGTTGTACACTAAAAAACTATTTCCGCAAACTCAAGCAGTTATGGTCTTTGGTGGTGATGTCGGATCGTATGATCCTAGTCTTGGAGTAACCTCTACGGCATCTTATGGTAGGGTCTATATTTCTGTTAAGTCTACTACAGGAAATAATTTAACAGAAGCACAAAAAGCATTATTAGTGTCAGACTTAAAGAAATACACCAGTTGTCATTGATCCAGAGATAGTATATTTAATTTTAGATGTTAACTTTAAGTTTGACTCTAGTAGAACCACAAAAGAAAAAGCAACTTTAGAATCTGATATTACTACCACTCTTACAAATTATAATAATGATAAACTAAAGACCTTCAATAATGTGTTTAGACATTCGGAAGTAGCTACAACAATAGATGAAACTGATACCTCTATTCTAAGTAATATAACAAATGTTACTATGGCAAGTTTATTCACCCCCACATTAAATTCTTCTGTGGGGTATAATGTATATTTTAACAATGCACTATATAATCCTCACTCTGGACATAATGCTTCCTCTGGTGGAGTTATTGGTTCCTCTGGATTTAAGGTGGGGTCTGATACTAACGAAATGTTTTTTGATGATGATGGCGCTGGTAATCTTAGACGATATCATTTAGTAGGAGTAACTAGAACGTATGATGATACAACTGCTGGAACAGTTAATTATACGACAGGCGCAATTACCATTAAGGCAATAACAATCTCCAGTATATCGAATGTTGACGGTTTATCTTCTACAAAAATTAGAATTACAGGAATACCAGATTCTAAAGATATTGTTCCTGTTCGTAATCAGATTTTAGAATTAGATATGGTTAACATAAAAGTTACAGGAGAAATAGACACCATAGCTGTCGGTGATACAGGTGCGAGTTCAACATATACAACAGCATCCAGTTCACCTAGCAATACGAGTTATTAAAAATGTCTCCGTTTGATTCTGGATTCTCAACAAAGATTTCTCCACAAATAGAGGCTGCAGAACTAACGGTGTCTGGTGTTATCAATAACATCATACAGGAAACTACATCTACAAATTTTATTCTAAATGAGGATGGTACTAAGGTTGTCGGAGAAACAGGTCTAGGTACAACAGGTAAGTTCGTAGTAGGCGAAACTATCACGGGCGGTACGTCTAAAGCAACCGCAACTATACTTGTTGATATGCTATCCGAGTCTCCTACCAGAATGTTCATTTCCTGTAATCAGAAATTTATTGTTGGTGAAACATTAACAGGGGGAACTTCTGGAGCAACTGCAACAGTTGTAGATTATCGTCCAAATCCAGTAAACTCTATTCAGAAACTATTAGACTTTGCAAACACAGATAACACGACTGCAAAACTTCTAGATGAGATGCAGGCTCAGTTTATGGCAGTTTTGCCTAACACTCTAGCATCAGGATTATCTAAACGTGATCTTATGAAAAGTATTAAAGACCTTTATACTGCGAAAGGTACATCTG